GTGTCCTTAGCGGTCCACAATGAGCGCGGAATCTTGATGTTGACCTGATTAGGCATTAGTGCCTCATCCCTCTAACTGGTGTGAAGCGGCTATCGTTCTCACTCTTCACATAGCTAGACCATGAAGCTCTAAAGTCGGTGGAGCTCCCACCCTTACGCCTAAGATTCTCCTCACCCTCATCAACCACCCCATCACCATCAAGATCTAAGGTGATTGACCGTAGAGCGATATCGAGCAACTCACGACATCTAGCCCTCATCGTCTCGGCGGCGTCGAACTGCATGTTCATCTCATAGATGATGGCAGCCGAGCAGTAGGCATGAGCGCGCTTGAAGCTCTGCTGATTGAACACCTCATCCTCAGTCACATTGTCAGCAATCACATGATCACGAATCACCAAGATGATCTCATCAAGAGCCGCCTCAATCTGAGGTGTGAAGTCACTCTGACGACGTGGAACTTTATCAGCGAGGTTGGCGAACTGACCCACAAGCTCATCATGATCTAGGCCGGTGTTGAATGGCCTAGGAGTGACCTTGAGTAGTCCTGTCTCAACGTGGTTATCCCCAGCTAGATCAGCGTATTTGATAGTGTATGGATAGACACCCGCCGTGGCTGTTTGAAGCGCGGTGAGGTTAACATAGCTCATCGCGAAGTTGAGCGTGACAGTGCCACTCAGGTCTAACTCTCTAGGCAGAGGTTCAGCCAAGATGGCGCTGGTCCCTCCTAGCCTGCTCAACTTCACTGCATAGTAAGTATCACGAGTTGTCTTGATGAAGGCGGAGATCTCATAGCGCTCAAGCTGAGTGGCCACCGCTTCACTAAGCGTGAGGGTTCGGCGATCATTTGCTACTGCTGTCACTGTTACATCAGCACGCGACTGGGTGAACGCCTCATCAGTGAGAGGGGTACTAAAGCCGATGGTGAGTGATGGAGTTCCTGAGTAGGGTTGAGGAGGATTCCAAGCAAAGAAGTGTGTTTGGCCTTTGACTGCTTTTCTCATCGCTTCTTTGCTCCTGTATTCGCGTCGTTAATATCACTCGCCTTGGCGCGCTCGAGATCAGCCGCCTTGATGAAGCTCTCAGTAACAGGGCTCCAAGAGTGTCGGCAGTTAAAGCCACCGCACGCTATCTTAACCGGTCGCCCTTGATTGTTGTTAAGCTTGCTCATCTGCGTCTCATCGACCACTAGGTTGATCAGCGCTCGACAGAAGGGCCGAGTGATCCCATCTCGTGGGCCGGTGTAGAGATAGTAGTTGAGGTCAGCCGCCGCAGCTGCCACCGCTGTCACTGAGCGCCCATATTCTGAGATCTGTGTTTTGATCTCGGTGAGCTGTCGCCCCTCTGCCTTTTCTAGTTGTCTCTCTAGGTCGCTCTTAATGATCTCCATCGGTATGGATAGAGTCATCGAGCGAAGAGAGGTCTTCACCGCCTTGGTGAAACTTGGCGCTATAACGTCCTCAAAGACAGCGCTCGCCGCTTGCGCTTGGATCAGGTCAAGTTGAGGGATAGCCTCAGGGGATAGATCGACGCCTATCACCTCAAGCGATTTCTCAACGCTTGCTCTGATTCTCGTGGTGGCCTCGATGAAGTCATCGACAGCCAAGCCGAGTCCACCACGTAGGATGAGATCTAAAATCTGCTCATCCGTGAAGCTCATCAAGAGCTGAGGATCATTGCTCACAGACTGCATGGTCAGGAGATCAACAATCTGTTTACGTGCTCGCTTTAGAGCAAGGGTGAAGCCACGCTCAGCTTCTACCTCTGCTCTGAGTTGATCGCGTCGAGCACGAATAAGACTAGCCACCGGCCCACGCTCGCCCTTGACCTGTCGAGACAGATCATCAATGGCGAGCTGGTCAGCATCCTCTGAGAGATGTATGTGGCTAGCCTCAAGCATCTACTCACACTCAGTTTACAACGCTGGTGATGATGCGTCCGAGAGTTCCATCAATCGCCTTGAACTCGTGGACCTCTTCAGCGTAGACGTAGCGACGGGTCTTATCGAGTGAGTCATATTGACCCGCGATCATTCCACCAAACTCGAGGTTAAGAGCTGCCGTTGGCATCCCCTTGACGTTACCACTCTTCTGAACGATTGCATCACTGCCACGGAGGATCCCCATGAAGAGAGAATCCTCAGTCCAGATGTAAGACTCTGAGCTAGTAGCGCCTGGGACAGCAGTGTCACGACGAGCCGCACCGACATAAATGTTAGGGATGCCGAGAACGTCACGGAGGATCTGAAGCACTGACTCATTGTTGAGGATTCGTGAGCCTGCAGCTACACCGACGGTAGAAGCTCCACCGACCTCAAGATAACCACGGACCTCAGGATTCTTGGCAAGGGTGCGGAATACCTTGTGACCAAGAACTAGAGTATCAGGGTTGATACCATGAGCCGCCTCGAAGACAGTGTTTCGGAGGTCATAGAGATCACTGAGAGGAGTTGAGCCGACGTCATCAAACTCACCACCAAACTCAGCCGCCGCTGTGGCATTGTTGAAGTTAGCAGTACCAAAGAGGAGATCAGCAGCGCGCTTCTCTTTGCCGAGCTTCATGACTCGTGCAACTTTCTTGGCGATGCGTGCCTCTTCGCTCCCTGGATACTGAGAGTCAAAGATGTCCTCCATAGCGATGGAGTCTTGAGCCGCGTAGATCTTCGCCTTGAAGGTGGTTGAGCTTCGGTCGAATCCACCGATGTTGGTGCGTGAGCTCCCTGGTGCGCGCTCGAGGTCAAGACCCGTGCCAGCGCCCATGAAGTTGCGAGTATTCTCAATCAGGATAGTGCCTGATCGCTCAGGGACTTTGATGCTCTCAAAGACCTTATCAGCGATCAGCTGATCATCACTTGGGACAGCCTCAACGACGAGGTTGGATAGGATTTGGTCGACTGGATGCAGATTACTGTATGAACTAGCCATTAGTCAGCTCCTTATACGAGGCTTGTGGGGCCAACGAACAGGACTTTAAGCTGAGATCCAGCCGCCGCGCTCGTTTGGTTAATGTTAGGGAGAACGCGAGCGATGGGGTAGAAGGTGGTGTCTGTTCCCTCGCAAGGCTGAACCTTCCCATCAGCTGCAGCTGCTAGGATAGGAGTAGAGTTAAAAGTGATGGACTCACTAGCGATCACTCGAGTAACGCCATGAATGAGAACCTCAACAGAGTCACCTGCTGAGCAAGCGCGCTGAGCAACGCCAACAACTGCATCATCAGTTCCAGCCGCTGTCACTGCGATCTTTCCGTTTGCGTCCATTGAGACAATCGCGAACTCAGTGATAGCACTAGCCGCGACAAAGCTTAAAATGTTGTCTGTGTTAGCCATGATTAAACTCCAAAGGCCTTATTGTAGTAGTCAGGATTCTCAGCGCGGAAGAGGTCAAGCGCTTCGCTATATGTGACGCCCTTCTCTTGCTTGAGCTTAAGAACAGCCTCATTAAGAGTCTGCTGTGAGATCTCAGCGCCGCTCGCACCATGACCCACCTCAGTGAGAGGGACAGCTGAAGAGGCTGAGCGCTCGTTGAACATCTGCCAGAACTCAGGTGATGAGTCTTTGAGATCCCACGCCTTGCCAGCCACAGCTTGCTCAGCAGGTGAGATCTTGCCCTCTGAGAGTAGAGCGCTAACAGCCTGATCACGTTTGATAGCGTCACGCTCAGCGGTGAGCTCTGCGAGTGACTCGCGTAGAAGTTGAACCTCAGAGAGAAGGTTGATGTCGCTCTCGATGGTTTCGCTCATCTTCTGATAGCCCATCTTCTTCTCTTTGTCTTCTTCTGACTCAGCCTTCATCTCAGACTTCTCATCTTCTGACTTCTCGGCCATCTCAGCCTTGTCATCTTCTGATTCGGTCTGCATGTTGGCTTCAGCGTCAGCCTTCATTTCCTTGATCATCTCTTCGAGCTCCTTGACCATCTCGTCTTTCGCGACAAGAGCAGCCTTGAGCTCATCAGGTGACATAGACTCAATATCCATGTTTAGCCTTTCTGATAGGGTTACTCGGCTGATCTTGTCGTGAGACTGTGCAGGCCGAGGGGTGAGGGTGATAGCGAGGAGTTGAGCCGATCCGACTTTCTCCCCTCCGCTACGGTCAAATACATCGCCGGTGATGAACTCAGGCGAAGACCACAAGACGCCTCCCGCCTCTTTGACCACGTTCAAGCCGCGCTCATTGTAGGCAGGGACAGCGTAAAGGCCATCGTCTCTGAGTTCTAAATCAACGATTAAGCCAAGCGCGTTCCCGCTCTCCGGTGGAGCAGGAGGCCCACCGTTAAAGGGTGAGGTAGCATGCTGCCAATCGATGATGACTGGATCAGCATCTTTGCGCTCTTGATAAACTCTCAGCATCTCGCCGAGCATCTCTAGGTCAATCTCTTTGCCGATGGCTTCACCGCTCATGCGTGAGCTCACCTGACCTAGTGAGAGAGTCTTGAATGGTCGACCGATGGTGAGCCCATCGGGTACATTATAAGAGGGGGCTTCTGAGAGCTGAATAGCTTCACCATAAGCTCTGAGCGCTTGTGTCTTCTTGTCTGCTGAGTCCATCTGCTTAACTACCTTTCGAGCCCAAGCATAGCCGGCATCACCTCCCCAACCCTGCCACGCCTGCCAGCCCTTCCCCTGCTGATCCCATGTTGATCCTTGCTTATCGACCTCATGGCGGGTGAAGTAAGCGAGCATCCTCTTGACTGTCTCAGGAGAGAGCTGCTTACCCGCGCTGAGGTCACGAGCGCGCGCGATGCCAACGGGAGTCATCCCACGCTGAGAGGAGGGCTTAGAAGATCTTACCTCTAGCGCTCGCTTAGCCGCCTTCTGTGCGCCTCGTGGTGGGGTGAAGTCTATGTGAGAGTATTTATCAGGGATGCTGTATTTGACTTTAATCCGCTTAACCATCTCGACGCCTCCTGATGAGCTGCTCAGCGAGCGCTGAGACTGAGCCACCGCCACCCACAGCTGAGACTCTTGAGATGGGTGAGCGCTCAGCTTGCTCAGGTAACACACCCGCGCCGAGTCTCTCTCTGATTGCTCGCTCAAGCTCATCATCAGGAGTCAGAAGCCCCGCTTGAACTAGACCTGGCAACATGCCGAGTGACTCAGCTAAGTCATCAGTATCGAGGCCGGTGTGGGTGAGCTTAGGAAGCTTAGAAGGATCGACTGCGCCATAGTTCCACCGGATGAGGCGTCCTATGGTTCCGGCCCCTCTTCGATCTATACCGCTTACAGCTGAAGCGACTAGATCACAAAGGTTGATAGCAGCTCGTCTGAAGACAGAGAGATGAATCTCACCAACTGAGCGCGCTCCTGTTTCAGTGTTCCCGAGGTCGGCAAACTGAGTGAGGAAGGCGGCGGCTATCTGAGAATCGCACTTGGTGATGATGTTGATGGGTCCATCAGCGTAGAGATTAGGAGTGGCTGCGTAAGTGTCAAACTTGACAGCGGCGTTCTCTACTAGATAGCTCTGCTCAGCTGAGATGAAAGCTCTTGCCTGAGCTTCTGCATCATCAATCATGGCGTCAATATCACCATCAGATAAACCGAGCGCTTCAGCCTGAGAGCGGTCGACCACAACCTTTGGAGATGGGACGGCCCATCTATCTAGGCCAACACACATGAGGTTAGCTACTCGTTGCTTAGTACGCCACCACCACCAAACAGGGCGAAGCATCCCGACGCCCTCGAAGTTTGAACCGGTCTTATTGAGGGTGAGCAAGAGTAGCTTGTTAGCAGGGATGGGTTCAGGAGTGTAGGTGATGCCTACTGTGTTTTGAACCACTCCATCGAGTTGCTGAGCGTCTCGACTCAGCCACTTCTGATGAGCGCTTGGCTCGCGGTCGGCGTAATGAGATAGCCAGACCTTCACCTCACCTTTTGAGTCAGGGCCTACCTTGTAGATCTCCTCTGCGTATCGATAGCCGAGAGGAACGAACTCAAACAGATAGGCTAGTTGATCTTCCCAACTGATCGACATCTGACCTGAGTATCCATCAAATCCCCAAGCCTCATTGGCGAACCGCGCGAGCTCCTCAGCAATAGGATCATCTTTAATCCCTGGCTCAAATCTCCAAGCGGCAGAGAGAAGAGTCTGCCTGAGCATATGCCATGAGCGCCTGACAATGGGGTCAGTCCTTAACATCTCCTCAGCCTCTTGCACCCAGTTGAGGCCGGTGAGTTGAGCATTCTGCTCTTTGCCCGTGATCACCCCACCACTGATCTGAGTTCCAGTGATTCCTCGCGTCCTAAACCGAGGTGAGAGCGCTCTAAAATGTCGAGTCTCACGCTCTTCAGTGTGATCGTGCATAGATGCTCCTCTTGGGGTGGTCTTCTCACTTTCTCCAAATGGAGCGCATCAATACTCGACTAGATAATAATCGCTTTACTTTTGTTTGTCTAGCCCACTGTGAGGGAGCCACTCTTCAACTGATGGATGAAGAATGACCGAGTTCTCATCTTTAGTTTTGATGGGATGATCACCGGCGAAGATAGAGAGCTTATCAATCACTGCCACCTGTAGCTCATGGATCTGCTCTCTTAATAATTGCATCTGAATCTGTGCATCTCTGAGGCGAGCGATGAGCGCTTCTCTGTCGGCGTTGGCTGAAGATAATTTATCTTTTAGTTCTTCCACCTCTGAAGGATCGCGCCCTGAGGCTATAGCCATCATTGAGGAGATTGACCCTGTAATCATGCCCAAGATCCCTACAAGTACATCACGATTTTTTTCGACAATCTCAACATAGGTCAAGAAGAGGATCAGGAAGACCACGAGCATCATAAAGAAGACGCTAAACCACCAACCGCGCCGCGCCTTAATCTCGCTCGTCACCTCTCTCTCAGTCTTACTCTTCTCCATAGATGAACCTCACTATCTCTAAGATGATGGGGAGTTGATGGGTCAACCAAGGCCACATCAAGCAGATGATGTAAATGATATTGATGAAGGCCCATCTAGGCAGCGCCCAGCTCACCCACTCTTTCAGCTTGCGATCTCGAGCGCGCGACTTCACCCGCTTAGGCCCTCCAAGCCTCTTAGCCTTCTCACTGCTCGGTGGTGGTTGGAGAGCTTCGATGCGTGAGCCGACAGCATAAAGCACCTGAGGTTCACGCACACCCTTAAACCGATAGAGGCCAACCATGACGTATCTTGTCCCCTTGGGTGTCATGCTGTTGGTGTGGCCTTTGATCTCCTTGAACGCCTCCTCTGTGAGTAGCACCTGACCAGGACCACAAACGCTCATGGTTCGAGCGGCGATGTTTTTTGCGATGCCCTCCAACTCAATCGGCTTAGCACCCACCATCACATCTAGCTCATGTTGTGTCACCTCAGCAATACACCCGACGTGAACGCCCACGCGAGTATTGAGGCGGGTTCGTGGTGGAACTGTGAGTTGGTAGTGAAGCGCGAAGTTCACCGCGTTGATAGGTTCTTCAAAGCTCAAGAGGAATCCATCTGACCTATCTATCTCTCGCCCTGAAAAGCGATACATGAGAGAGCGGGTGAGCCTGTCGTGATACTGAAGCCACCGCGCCGCCTTAACAGCGCCGACCTTCTGAACGAACTGAGTGGAGCCGATGAGATCGAGGAGGACTATGGCAAGCCTCCTCTCTCTGATCTTCATGGCTCAATCCTCGAAGTGACAGTTGCACTGACCATTGATACAGCATGAGCAATCCACACCACAATCACAGTCATCATCATCGCAGTCGTGCTCTTGCCTCACATCGCAGAGACACTGAACGAGTCCACAATGAGCGCAGATTGTTTCATCATCATCTTCAAACATAGTGACCTCAATGCTCGACTTTCTCAGCGTCATCTAGGAGAGCGCTGAGAGATGTGGGAAAGTGACTCATCAGTATATCACGAGCGGCAGCTGCTACAGCTCTTGTCTCAGGCTGAGAGTGTGAGTCTAACCT